TTACATTGCACTTATTATTTGTGTTGCTTTTGCGTCTTCTTCTTTGTATGTTTCTTCAAGTAAATGTGAATAAAATTCAGTAGTAACTGATATATTTTTGTGTCCTAGTCTTTTCGAAATGTAATATATAGAAATGCCTTTGGCTAATAAATATGAACAGTGAGTGTGACGTAGTGCATGCGAAGTAATCTCTTTGATACCTAGATTGTTGCAATATACTTTCAAACGTTTATTAACTGCGTTGTTTGTTAATTCTCCAAATACAGTACCGTCGATAGTTCTAGGTAACTGATCAATAGACTTAATGATATGGTTCATGTCTTTTTTACTAATAGACACGTAACGTGGTGACGAATCTGTTTTATGCTCATCAATATAAATTTCGCTTTTAACTTGATTGATATAATCTCGTTTTAGATTCAAAGCACCACTTATGCGACAACCAGTACAAATCATGATGAATAGTACAAGGGACGACGCGTTATCTTTAGTCATCAAATGCTTTTTTAACACTTCATAATCTTTTAGGTTAATGTACTTACTATCTTCACTTTTGTTTGGGTTACTAGCTCTATAACTCACTTTAAAAGTAGGGTTCTTTACTATAAGCCCTTCGTATACTGCATCATCTAACGATGTTCTAATATAGCCATTTAATTTTCTTATTGACTCCTTAGAATGATTTTTCGAAAACTCATTTATAAAGTCTTGATAGTGATATCTGGATAAGTCTTTTAGTTTCTTTTTGCCGATAGGATGATTGTTGATATGTTCAATTGCAGAAGAATAGGACTTATATGTTTTAGGTGTCACTGTTGATTTCTTAAACGTTTCACACCACGTTTTAAAATAGTCATACAGGGTTAAATTAGGTTCGTATTCAATACCTTGCTTTAATTCATTTAACTTATCTAACCCTGCAGAATTAGCCTCTCTCTTTGTTCTAAAACCTTTCTTTCGATATCTCTTACCCTCATATTTAAACTCATATTGCCATTTTTTACCGTCATAACATCGTGTTTGCATGCTATCCCTCCTAAAAAAAGGTAAAAAAATAATAAGGGTAGGCGGACTACCCCAATATTTATTTGCTGTACTTTTGTTCGTAATAATTTATAGCATCCAGTACTTGTTGTGCGTCATCACCTTGATAAGTACCTTTTAAAATTTCATTTCTTGTTTGCATTTCTCCTGAAGACAATCCACCACCAGTATTTTTTCTCCATTCTTGGTTAGGCATGTTCATATATGGATTATTAGGGTCATAACCATCTCCTTGAGAACTTTGTTGTGAACCTTGTTGAGCACGTTGTTTTTCTTCTGGTGTCCAATCGTCATCAGTTGAAACCGGGTGACTGGCATTGTATTCGTCACTGTGTTTTGTGCTATCATACTCATTGTTTTGTTGCGTTTGTTGTTCCTGAGTTGCCGCTTGTTGTGTCTGCTGTTGTTCTTGTGTGTTAGTTTGCTGTTCTTGTGACTGTTCTTGGCTATTTTGATTCTCTTCATTTGAAGATTTTTCTTTATCTTCTTTCTTTTTATCTTTATCCTTTGACTTGTCTTTATCTTTATTAGGATCATTCGATTTTGTTTCTGATTTAGAATCAGAATCGTTGTTAGATGTGTCATCGTTACCACAAGCGCCTAATACTAATAAACTACTAAATAATAAAACTAAAAACTTTTTCATGTGTATCTCTCCTTATTCTATATCTTTATATTCAAACACTCGTAATGGTTCAAATTGAATAACGTATTTACCATATCGAGTATTAGTATCCGTATTCTGTTCTCATTATACGGTTATATTCCTCCATTTGTTCTCCTAGCATTTCGTCTAAAAATGACATATACGTTTCCATGTGTCTATGTTCAAACATAGAAATATAATTTTCTAAACCACTATCCATGTGTTCATCAAAAATATCTAAAGCTACTTTTGCAGCTTGATAACTAATTTTGAACAGATCAGCCGCATCACCAACGTTCAATACATTTCGATATTTGTATCTTATATTAAGTGGAAATAAGAGGCATGAAGCAAAAGAATTAGCTTCATATTCTTCTAAATTAGTTCGTTGTGTATCTTGAAGAATAGGTGTTTTCTTGTAGCTCATACCGTCATGTTCCATAATGTAGTGTCCATATTCATGAGCTAATGTAAAACGTAATCTTCTATTATAAACATTTTCATTATAGATAATGGCAAACTTATTTCCTTTTTTAATATGAAAAGCCTCATCAGAACCTCCGTAAGTTTGTAGCTCGTTTAAAGAATAACCTGTAATGTCACAAAACTCTTTAAATGTAAACAATTCCACATTACTATCATTTTCTATTATTTCTTTAATAGGCAAAGGGAATTCATCTATGTAATTAGTTTCAATTAATGCATTGACAGCTCTTGCAGCTTTTAAAAATGAATTTTGATATACAAAATGCACAATAAAATCCCCTTTATTTATCTTTAGTATATTCATCCCAATTATCGAAGAAAGTTTCAAACATTTTTAACGCTTTTTCTCTATCTTCTTTTGTCATATTCTTAACTCCACGATGCATGATGCGAATTTCTTCATCTTCTTGTTCGCCAGTGTATTCATCTTTTTCTCTACCTAATAAGTAGTCAACAGATACGTCGAAGTAGTCGGCTACAAGTTGAACTTTATTAATTCCAGGAACTTGTCTTCTCCACTTAGTTATTTGTCCGTTAGATAATCCGATTCTTCTTTCTAATTCTGCAACCGTAATCCCTTGTTGTTGACATAAAAATCTGATTTTTTGAACTATATCCATTGTTTTTCTCCTTATTAAACCAAAATAAATTATCCAAAAAGATATTTTTAGTTTGACAATTATCCAAAAAGATAATATACTATGGTTACGCTAATTGTTAAGCCAATAAAAAACACAAAACTTATAACGTTGGGGAACGTTGATATAACAGCACTTTGTTATGTCTTATTTAGCTATGCTTATATATTAGCACATTGGATAATTTAATTCAATATTTATCCAATAATATTATCCAAAAGGAAGTGAAAAATCATGGCAACAACAGAATTCGGCATGAAAGTAAGAATGGAATTACTTAAGCGTAACATCACGAATAAACAACTTGCAGACATGTTAGGTATCTCAAGTGCTTACTTATCAGACATCTTGCGTGGACGTAGAGATGCATTTGAACAAAAGAAACGTATTGCAAAAATCTTAGAAATCAAAGAAGAGGTGAAGAATTAATGAATGAATTACAAGTTTTTCAGAATTCACAGTTTGGAAATTTGGAAATCTTAACTTTTGAAGGTAAGGAATGGTTTCCAGCAATTCAAGTAGCAGAAATTTTAGGATATGCAAACCCCCGTGATGCAATTAGTCGTCACACTAAAAATAAGGGGGTCGTAAATCACGACGTCCTTTCCAATGGTGGAGTACAGCGTAAGAAATTCATTGATGAAGGTAATTTATATAGATTAATCACACGCTCTAAATTGCCACAAGCAGATGAATTTGAAGAATGGGTGTTTGAAGATGTTCTACCTTCAATTCGCAAACATGGACTGTACGCAACGGATAACGTAATCGAAAATACATTAAATAATCCAGATTATATTATCAATATTCTAACTGAGTATAAGAAAGAGAAAGAACATAATTTAACGCTCGAACAACAAATCAAAGACAACAAACCTAAAGTACTATTCGCAGATTCAGTTGCTGGTAGTGATAATTCAATACTCGTAGGAGAATTAGCGAAATTACTTAAACAAAACGGTGTTGATGTTGGACAAAACAGATTATTCAAATGGTTAAGAAACAATGGTTACTTAATTAAAAAGAGTGGAGAGAGCTATAACTTACCAACTCAAAAAAGTATGGATTTAGAAATATTAGATATAAAGAAACGTGTAATTAACAATCCTGATGGATCTAGCAAAATTACACGTACACCAAAAGTAACTGGCAAAGGTCAACAATATTTTATTAACAAGTTTTTAAGTGAGGAGGCACACTAAAAGATATTCAACTGTATTCAAACCCTTTTCTTTAAAGGATAACAACATTACACACGAAAGGAGTGTTAATAAATGGAACAAGAATACAAATACTTTTTAGATGTTAAAGGTTTTGTCGAAGTAAGCGGTCTTTCGAAAGATGATTTCGAAAAGAAAGTTGCTAAGATACAAGAATTTAAAAAATTTATCTATAAATTTGAAGATAGTCGCAAACGTTACATCAAAGTTAAACCGGCATTGGATTTTATCGAAAATAATTTGATGATTAGCGAAACTGATTTATAAAGGGGTGATAAGAAATGACTAACAAAGACAAAACAACCATAATTGCAGGAATGATGTTCAACGTAACATTTTTCTTAGCAATGATGCTAAACATCTTCATCACAAACGCAATAGCGATTGCAATGGTTGCATCAACAGTAACGTATTTATTCTTTGACAAACTGTTTTACGCACAAAAAAAGACTGAAAGTCGCTGCAACGACTAACAGTCAAACACTTAACAAAAATTTCATCTTAATCATATAACGGGAGGCACATATATGCAAGAGGTAACTATATCTTTAAAAGAATATAACAACTTGCTAAAAGATAGCAAAGACTTAGTTTTAATCAGTTTAGAAAACAAACATCTAAAAAGACAACTAGATACTGCTAAAGAGCATATTAAAGATTTAAACGACAATATCAATTTATATATTACCCTGTATCAAAGCGCTGATGCTAGAGCAGACAGGGCTGACCAACGATGGGGGGGAGTACGTGAATGCAAGAGCCAATATTAAATTGTGAAGTAGAGTATCGCATTAAAGATAATTACTTTGGGCGCTGGATCACTAATAAACCTACTGCTCAAGAATATGCTAATTACAATGCTTTAAGACGTAATGCTCGTAAATTCGATGGTTTGCAAGATATAGACATTGACTGGGATAAACACTTGATTGAAGTATCGACAATCGAAACGAAAGAAACGCGTAAAGTATACAATTTTGAAGATTTGGAGGAGGTAAACAATGACGTTTAATATATCGAGCGCCAAAGATATTACAACAGACAAATCAACGTATCTCATCTATGCGAAACCTGGAACAGGGAAAACACACACAATTAATTTCTTACCCGGTAAAACACTCTATATCAATGTAGATAAATCAGAACGACCTTTAAAAGGCAATGAGAACATCGACATTCTGAATTTTAATACCCATGATGCATGGGAAGAGTGGGGCGAGTTGATGAAATGGTTTAACGATAACAAAGATATAGTTAATCAATACGACACGATTGTCATCGACAATATATCAGAGTTGTTCCGTTCAATGCTCGCTAATTTAGGGCGTAACGGTAAGAACGAACGTGTACCCGAAATGTCACATTATCAACGTGTAGACTTCTTTACGATTGATAGCTTGCGTTTCCTGCAATCTCTAGGAAAACGACTTGTATTTCTTGCTTGGGAAACGAACTTTGAAAACTACACTCCAGCAGGTCAACAAATAACGCAAGCAGTACCAGATATACGTAAAACCATTCGTGATAATGTCGCAGGGCTTTGCCAAGTGGTTGCTCGGTTAGTTTTCAATGAAAAATCAGGCAAACGTGGTTTTATCTTAAGTCCTAGCAACAATGTATTTGCTAAAAATCAACTAGATAATAGAGAGCATTGCTTGCAAGAAGAATTGTTTAAAGTCGGTGATGTGGATGGCGGAGTTTAAACTCTACGACTACCAAGAAAAACTTGTAGATCAAGCTAGACACATCTTATTAGATAAACCAGGCGTACTGATACAAAGCCCGCCCGGAAGTGGTAAGTCAGTGATGATTGCCGAAGTCGTCAAAAATGCAGTGAACAAGGGGAGTCACATTCTGTTTATTGTTCATCGTAAAGAATTGAGTTATCAAATCGAGAATACTTTAAAAAAACATGGTGTTGATTTAACTCATGTAGATATCCTTTCAGAAAAACGTGCAAAAAACATAATGCATAAGCTGACACCACCTAAGATCATTGTTACTGACGAAACACATCACAGTAGAGCAAAGACGTACAAAGATATTTACGATTACTTTCCTAACGCTTTGCGAGTTGGGTTCACTGCAACACCGTGGCGAGCAAACGGTAAAGGGTTTACAGATATTTACGATGTAATGGTTAAAGGTCCATCAGTTGAGTGGTTAATAAAAAATAACAAACTTGCAGACTATGATTACAAAAGTGTTGTACTTGCTGATGAAAGTAAATTAAAAAAATCAAGTACAGGCGACTACACAAAGAAGTCAATGGATAATGCCATACCTAAAGCGATATACGGCAATATTGTTGAGAATTATATAAAGTTTGCTAACGGTCAAAAAACAATACTTTATGCCCACAGTGTTGAGACGAGTAAAGATATTGCAGAACAATTTAGAAATGCAGGTATCAATGCAGAACATGCAGACGCTAAAACAAGTGCAAACGAGCGTGACAGAATTATGTCCGATTTTAAAAACGGCACTATCAAAGTTTTATGCAATGTTGATTTAATCTCTGAAGGTTTTGACGTTCCAGATTGTACGTGTGTCATTTTAGCACGTCCTACTGACTCACTTGTTTTATTTATGCAGCAAGCTATGCGGTCCATGCGTTATCAACCTAACAAAAAAGCACTAATTATTGATCATGTCGGGAACTACGCTAGACATGGTTTACCCGATACTCCTCATGATTGGAGTAAATATTTTAAAGGCTACAAAAAGAAGCGTAGTAAAAAAGAAAATGACGCACCTGCATTAGCAGAATGTACAGAATGTTTTACAGTTTTTGAAAGTAAATTAAAACAATGCCCCAATTGTGGTCATGAATTAGAACTTGAAGAGCAAAAAGGTTTAGAACAAAAAGATGCAGAGCTAACCGACATCAAACCGTTTAAAGTTGATTACACACTTAAACGATATAGTAAAGATTTAAAAGATAAGAAGGATTTAAAGTCACTAGAAGATTATTACCTCTATACAAAAGCAAATAACTATAAAGAATCATGGATTAAATTTAATCATCCATATTACAAACAAGCACCATTCCCAGTCTTATACGCAGACTTAAAACCAATTAAACAAAAATATAATTATTAAGGAGATTTATTATTATGACATTATTTACAACGGATTATTCAAACTTAGAAAGTAACGACTTTTCACCACTACCTGAAGGTGAATACGAAGTAATTATCAAGAGTGCTACTGAACGTGCAACTAAAAACGGTAAAGAAGAAACACAACTTCAATTGGTAGTTAGAAATGATTTAAAGAAAACATCAGAACTACAAGCTAAATATGCAAATAGAGTGATTTTCGTTGATGAATGGAAACGCACAATCGATGGTCAATATAAATATAAAATGGATAACTTCATGCACTATTTAAACGGTATAGGTGTGCCAGAGGGTACTGCAATTGAAAGTATTGAGCAACTACTTGGAATGTTCAGAGGTAAACCAGTCAGAGTGTTTGTAAAACAAGAAGAGAACGAATATAAAGGTGAAAAGCAAATCGTCAATCGTGTAGCGCCATGGAACTTTAAAAATACTAAATTCCCACAAGTGAACCATGAGTGGAAGTCAGATGATAAACCAGAACAAAATGCGTTTGCAGGTGGTGTAGATTTAAACAATGATGAATATCCTTTCTAATATTCCAGATGAATTAAAACGACTTAATAACTGGTGTGTGTGGAAATTTGAAAAGCGTAATGGTAAACGTACAAAAATACCTTTTAATGCCGAAACTGGTGAGTTCGCTAAATCAAATGATAAAAGCACATGGTCTAGTTATGAAACAGCAGTTAATGCCGAAGGTGTCGACGGTATAGGGTTCTTTTTTGAACCCCCATACCTTGGCATTGATATTGATGATATTGATGATGATCTTCATAGATTTAAACAAGGCGATAAATTAGACAATATTGTTAGCGAATTTAACGAAGCTTTCAAAAGTTATACAGAAGTCAGTCCAAGTGGTAACGGCTTGCACATTATTGTAAAAGGTAAGATACCCGGCACTCGTCGCCGTAAAGGCAATATTGAAATGTACGATAGCGGTCGTTTTTTTACCATGACAGGTAAGTCCATCGGTAAATATAAAGATGTAACGGAAGTATCAAAGCAAGTATTCAAAACAATCTATGATAAGTATTTGCCAGATAACACAGTACAGTATCCAACTACAAACAATTATCAACAAAATATCCACAATTTATCAGAAATCGATGTTATCAATGAAATCTACAAATCAAAGCAAGCTAAATTATTTGATGACTTAATGAAAGGTAACTACGAGCCTTATTACACCTCTCACTCGGAAGCAGATATGGCACTTGCAAATATACTAGCTTTCTGGTGTGCCAAAGATTACTCGCAAATGGATAGTATTTTTAGACAGTCAAATCTATACCGTGATAAGTGGGATGAAAAACGAAAGAACTCCACATACGGGGAACAAACTTTATTCAAAGCAATTAATGAAGCTAACAATATTTATACTCCTAAGCAGCAAACAGATGACAACCCACTTAGATATGCATTAAGTAAATTATTTGATAATCAAGAAGAAACAAAAGAATATCCAATTCGAAGCTATGACGATACAGGTAATGCAGACCGATTTATAGATAGATATGGCAACCTTTACAAATATAGTTATATTGCCAATAAATTTTATATCTATGACGGTATGAAATGGAAGATTGATGATAAAGGGTCAATTCGTAAATTAATCGATGAAATGATTGAAAGTATTAAAAACGAAAAAGTACTTCATAGCGAAGATGTAACAGAAGAAGAAGCTAGAGAAGTCTTTCAAAAATATTATAAAAAGACACGTGGCACTCAAGCTAAAAAGAACATCATGAATGAACTCATGCACCGACGACCTGCTACACCTGATGACTTTGATAGAGACGACATGCTTATAAATGTCGCAAATGGTTATATCGATTTAACTTCAAGAGAACTTTATAAACATGATATCAATAAAATGTTTTCACAAATTACTAACACTGATTATACAGAAAAAATGCAACCAGCAGTGTGGTTAGATTTCTTGAACGATATTTTTGCGGGTAATCAAAAAGTTATTCGATACATTCAAAAAGCATTAGGTTATTCGCTTACTGGTAGTACAAGAGAACAAATCATGTTCATTCTATTTGGTAAGGGTCGTAATGGTAAAAGTATCTTTGTAGAAGTTATTTCTGAAATACTTGGAGACTATTCCAACAACATGCAAGCAAAGTCATTAATGGTAAAGAAAAATGACAATGTAAACACAGATATTGCTCGTTTGAGTAAAGCAAGATTTGTCACAAGTTCTGAACCTAATGAAGGCTTTAGATTTGATGAAGGTTTAATTAAACAGTTAACTGGTGGCGATAAAGTAACTGCGCGTTTCTTGTATGCTGAAGAATTTGAATATACACCTAAATTTAAAATATGGGTGTCTACTAACCACAAGCCGATTATTAGAGGAACAGATGACGGTATTTGGAGAAGGTTAGTTTTAATTCCATTCGATGTACAAATACCTGAAGAAAAAGTCGATAAAGATCTCAAGTATAAATTACTAAGAGAAGCACCGGCGATTTTAAATTGGATGGCCGAAGGTGCCTATATGTGGATGCAGGAAGGCTTAGAAATGCCGGATAAGTTGAAAGCAGCAAGTAAAGCGTATCGTACTGAAATGGACGTTATCGAACAGTTTATTGAAGATGAATGCAAACGAGTAGATGACGGCAGAGTTAAGGCAAATGAATTGTACAGTGTGTATAAAAATTGGGCGAACGAAAATAACGCTTACAAAATGAGCAATAAAGACTTCGGTCAAAAAATGAAAGAAAAATTTAAATCTAAAAGAATGACTAATGGAATGTTTTATTTAGGTTTAGAAATTCCAAATAAATATCCCGGATTAGAAAGTCTTTAAAAATGTAGGGTGGAATGTAGGGTAAAAATTACACTTTAGACCTTAGAAAGCCTGTTATATCAATGTTTATTTCTGATTTTATGTAATGATGTAGGGTAACGAATATAAAAGTCGTATACAAAAATATAAAAGTATATAAAAGTATAGAGAAACTTTTTCAACGCTACCCTACATGATTTTGTTAGAACTTAGAGCCAGTAAGGCTTGAAACCTATTTCCACCCTACATTTTACTATACATTGTGGAGGGAATTTATGACTGAACAACGAATACAAAATGAAATTATATTAGCGATCAACAAACGTGGTCATAGACTTTGGAGAGCAAATGCTGGAAAGGTACAGACAAAAGATAACAGAATAATCAAATTACTTCCTAAAGGCTTTCCCGATACATTCGGTTTCAGAAAATCGGATGGCAAGTTTATCGCAATCGAAGTAAAAACTGAAAATGGACGATTAAGACCCGAACAAAAGAAATTTAGAGATTTTGCAGAAACGCAAAACATTTTATATGGCGTAGCAAGAAGTGTGGAAGAAGCAATAAAAATTGTGGAAGGTACGCAGGGAGCGTAAGAAGGAGTTGAAGAGAAATGTCTAAATTAGCAGTTACATTCAAAATCGAAGGGACAGCTTACATTATTCCGGATAACGAAAAACAAACGGAAGAGCAAGTGCTTGAGATGGCAGAGAAGTACCCGAATGAATTTGACAAACACTTAGATATTAAAAAAGTAGAAAACGTTAGCGTTATATCAGAAGGGTGGAAGTGACACTATGCCGAAAGTGAATTTAGATGGTAAACGTTACAGATTATGTGATGTGTATAAATATTTTGATGTATCAGATAGCACAGTTCGTAAGAGATATAAAGAAGGACTGCGTGGTCCAGAATTAATACATGGTAAGGGAGTATATCAATATGGTGCAGATGTACGAAAGAAATGAAAAGCAATTAACAGCTAAGCAGTTGTATGAGATACAGCAGGCTGAAATTAGACATGAAAGAGCATTGAAACGTAAACGACGTGAGCAACGTATCGCAAGAGCGAGACGTTCAGAAGAATTAGTCGCTAGCCATAGAGTAAGTAGTAAGTGGTTTAGATACTTAGCAGAGAATGACATATTTCCAAAGGTAAGGGGATAGATAGATGAAGAACGTGAGAATAATAGATCTAAAAAAAGACGATATTGTGCAGTTTCAAGCAAACTTTAAAAAAGTTAAAGCTATGCAAACAGCGATTGTTAATCGCGTGTATGCGGAAGAATTTATGTTAAAAACAATTTGGAAAGCAGAAGTAGAAAATCAAGCTGGCTTTAAATTTACACTTACTGACAATGACGATTTCGTGAAAGTAAACGAGCCTTTCACACGTAAGGTGGATATGAAGGAAGGACAAGATATGGTAAATAAGCCGAAACATTACACATACGGAGATATTGAAGTCATAGATTTTATTGAGCAGGTTACTAAAGATTACAAACCAGAACTTGCGTTCAGTATCGGTAATGCAATCAAATATATCAGTCGTGCTAATCATAAAAATGGCAAGGAAGATTTAGATAAAGCACGTTGGTACTTAAATCGTGCATTTGAAAAGTGGGTGGACGCATGAAGTTTATAGATATATGTAGTGGTATTGGAGGTTTCCGTTCCGCATTAGAGAAACACGGTCATAACTGCGTAGCATTCGCAGAAATAGATAAGTTCGCAAAACAAAGTTATAAAGCAATTTACGATACAGAGAATGAAATAGATATAGGGGATATTACGCAAGTTAGTGATGAATATTGGCAACAGTTTAAAGGTAAGTGCGACATTATCGTGGGTGGAACACCTTGCCAATCATTCTCTATTGCAGGCAAAAGAAAAGGTTTTGAAGATACTCGAGGGACAGTGTTCTTTAGCTATGTTAATGCAGTCAAGAATGTTGAACCTAAATATTTCATCTTTGAAAACGTAAAAGGTCTTATTAGTCACGATAAAGGAAATACAATTCGAACAATGTTGTTAGCATTTGATGAAATAGGTTATGAACTAGATTTTGATGTTTTTAATTCTAAATGCTATGGAGTGCCACAAAACAGAGAAAGAATTTATATCGTTGGAAGAAAGAAAGACGAAAACAATATCAATTACGGGCAACAAAACATATTCGAATATATTTGAGGTGATTGTATGAAAAACCAATTATATGAAGAAATGTACAGATTTTATTTAAAGGGATATTCATTACAAGAAGTGGCAAAACAATTTGGACTTACTAGACAAGCTGTTTATACAGGTTTTAAAAGAAGAGGATTTAAGTTAAGAAGTAAGAATTTTAATAAATTCGTTGTCTATGATGGTAAAAAATTCACTCTTAGAAATAATGGATATTATGGTTGTACTACTGGAAAAAGAGAATTACTACACAGATATAAATACGAAAAAGAAGTGAGACCAATATTAGATGGTTGGGATATACATCACATAGATCATAACAAACTTAACAATGATATAGATAATCTTGTGGCTTTACCTAAAAGTATTCACGCATGGTTATTCGCAGAAGGGAGCAATCAATATGTCGAAAAAACTGCAGGAGTTGAAAAAATGGGCCTCGTTGAACATTACATTAACCAATTTGTTGCCAATAAATACTACGTGTAATGTTACAACACGACTAGTTGACATCTTAGAGAAAGACGTAGACGAAACTTACTATTTGTCAGAGTCGGGTTATCTCGCTAAGGAAGAATATGGACGTATGGGCAAACAAGCTGTTGAAACTATAAAAGAAAACATGGAAGAAATACGTGATGGTTACACAATTAATGCTTTTAATAAAACAATTGATAAAAGTGGTTTAAGTCCTACATTAACAACTAGACCTGAAGGGTTTAAAACAGCTATTTTACTTGTTGTTGATCAATTAAGGGTTAGAAAACTCACGCCTTTAGAATGTTGGCGACTTCAGGGCTTTTCTGACGAACAGTTTTACAAAGCTAAAAATAGTGGTGTGAGTAAATCACAATTATATAAACAAGCAGGTAATGCAGTAACTGTTAATGTTGTAGATGCGATTGTGGGTGAGTTGAAATGATACTTAGCGATACAATCAACCAACGCTATCGCTATGCTACACAAGGCAAGACACCTACACAGATACAACAGGAATTACGCAAGCTAGGTGTCAAAGGCTTTGTGGTTAAGGTGGTAGGAAGTAGAGTGACGATGTTAGTAAGTGAGAACGATATTAAAAGGAATAGGGAGTGTGTAAGGGATGGCAAAGATTAAACGTAAGGTAGAGATGACATTACCAGAATTAATTGAGTGGGCGTGGGAGAATGAAGTTAGTGATAAGGCTTTTTATAGCAATCTTGATGGTGGTTCTGTGTATTTCGATAAAATTCAAAATTTGTCGATAGAGCATGAAATTGCTATAAATGAAACTTTCACAGTAGAAGTCGAAGAAGAAATTACGAAAGAAACGGCAATTCCTAGACTTTTAGAAGTTAGAAATTTAATACCTTTAAAAAATATCGGGTGGCATTATTTTAAATCATTAAAACCTTATTTGCATGTTAACCACTCTATTTCGGAAATTGAAAATAGACATAGTATTGCTTTCTACATGCTTAATGATGATATGACGATGACTTTAATTTGGAAAGACGGAAAATTAGTAGATTAAAAGGAGTAAGTAACATGATACCTAAATTTAGAGCATGGGATAGAGATATAAAAATGATGTGTGATGTATTAAAAATAGATTTTGGAAACAGAACATTATTTTACCGTCATTGGTTGTATGGTGTAAGTAGAGAAATTGATATAAAAGAAGTAATTATTATGCAAGCAACGGGAGCAAGATATATTTACGACGAAAAAGGTAAAGAAATTTTTGAAGGCGACATTGTTAAAACTAGAGCTTCTGAGTATGGAAGATTTATCGGTTATGTAGATAACGCTATATCACGTTTTCAAGTACGAGGAGTTAAGCAATACAAAGGTTTAAGTGTAAATTTAGACGGAACTTGTGAAATTATCGGCAACATCTACGAAAACCCAGAGTTATTGGAGGACGAGTAAATGACAGTAACATTATCACAAAAAAGTTATGACGCATTGCTTGATGACCTCGAAAGATTGCGCAAGCGAAATATAGATTTGGAAGAAAAATTGAATAAAGAGATTAAATTAAGTTATGAAATAGAAGGTAATTTATATGATGTATCAAAAGAACGTGACGAACTCATCAATGATATTGCAGACATTAAACGTAAGGCAGAGGCGTTTGATGAAATAAAAAGAACGCTTAATAAAAAAATACCTAAATTAAAAGTACTTACTGAAGAATATAAATTGAAATGGCAACGTGAAGGTAGTAGCTGGGTGTTAACTGATTATTACAAGCAAATAGGCGGATTGGAACAATTAACGCAGGTGATTAACTTCATTGAAGAATTGGAGCGTGGTAGTGATGAGTGAACAAACTATATTCTTAGATGAAAATGACTTACTTAGCTTATTGAATGGTGGTAATTTTCATACATTGGTCGGTGAACAAAAAGTAGTTATTAAGCAGTCGCCACTTAAACCGGCAGTAGCACCTGCATTGAATTACAGATATCAAATAGTTGATACAAAAGCAGAAAGTGAACGTTTATCAAGAATGCTACAACATTCAATTAATTCAAATATTGGAGGAACAATAAATGGGAATCTTACCAATTAAATTATTATCAGAAAATGCAATCTTACCAACTAGAGCAAATCCAACAGATAGTGGATTAGATTTATATGTAGCAGAAGATACAACAATTCCAGCACATAGTACAGTCGTAGTACCAACGCATATTGCAATTGATTTAGCGTATGGATATGAGGCGCAAGTGAGACCACGTTCAGGTAATTCACTTAAAACTAAATTACGTGTAGCGTTAGGTACAATCGATCCCACTTATAACAAAGAAATTGGAATTATCACAGACAATATCGGTAATGAAGATATTACGGTGAAAGCAAAAACACGTTTAGCACAATTGGTTGTTACACCAGTGATGTTACCAGAGCCAACGGAGGTGCAAGAGTTTGACGAAGTATCGGAAAGAGGAGCATACGGAAGTACAGGGGAGTAAAGACATAGTAGCAGAGATTAAAAGAATACTTGGTAAGGAGTAACGAGGAATAGATAAAGTGAATATTAAAAAAGCGAGAAAAAAACCAGCTTATGGTATTTTACCAGATGTTATTAAAGCTGATTATATATGGGATAAGGAGTGAGTGGGAATGGAAGATAATCAAAATGACAAGAAATATATTATTGAAATAAAGAGTGGCTTGTATGTATCAACAAATGCATTTGGAAATGTATACAGTTTCACTAAAAACATAGAAGAAGCTATTAAAACTTCTTATTTAGATAGTGCTATGGATATTGCAGAACGCTGCTATGGTACTGTCAAAGAATACAGAATGAAACATGAGATTTTAGAGGTTGTAGAATAATGCAATACCTAATCAGAGAATTCAAAGATAGCACAGGTCACATTCACACTGACATTGAGAAAGTACGCACAAACGAAACTCTCTCTATTGTAGAGGCAGAGAGTAAGGAAGAAGCTAAGAAGAAAGCAAAGTGTATATTAAGCCAGCATGATAGATTGCAACTTAGAAAACTGTATCGTTTGCAAGATAGATTGGGATGAGGAGTGAAAGGAATGAGTGATTTCAAAATAATAACTTCAGAATTAATTAGCAAAGGCATTGAGTTTGAAATAGAAGATGACACCTTGATTGTTGGTGATTGTTCAGTAATCAATTATAGCGACGTGTATTTTTTAAAATTGTCCGGAGTTAATACTCAACAAGGGATTGCTGTTAAGCATCCTATAGTTATAGCAGATTTCTTATCTAGTTATTATTACTTATTAGAAGATCATAATAGTATCACTGTAAAAGATATTAATTTTAAAAGTGAGGTGCGTAGTAATGATTAAACGCATACTAAAAATATGGTTCATCATCGGAATGTATGAACTAAGCAAATATCTAACTAACGAACTTATCGTTAAGTTGCAGAGTGAAGATGATGTGGACGCGCCACAAGATTTTAATCAACTTGATCACATTCATTTAAATGCGGAGGTTTCAGAGTGATGCAAATACCTTTAACTCAAGATTATATATTGGAAACCGAAGAAGGTCGATACTATAAAGATACTGTATCAATTCATGCAGGTAACAAAGTAACACATAAAGTTCTTGAAACAACAACAGATGTATACAAAGCTGAACGGTTTAGTGATAGAGATGTAGCTTATGAATTATCTAAAGCGTACAACTTCAAAGTTTTAGCACTCAACACTTATTTAGAGGAAGTGAATTAGTATGTGGATAACAATATCAATAATTCTCGCAATAGCATTACTGATTACATTAGGTAGTAACTCGATGTTGCGTAATGAATTAGATGCACTGAAATATACCAACGTATATCTCTTTAGTAAGTTTGTAAGAGAAAGTGATATAGAGGATATTGAACGTGAGATAGAGAGAGCGAAGAAACAGTTTAAGTAATGGAGGTAATCATTTGTACACACACGAACAAATAAGGGATATGATATATAGTTATCATTGGCGCAAGAACATACTTATAGATGAAGGGTACATTCAAGATAGTAATGGTACAGCCCAGTATGGTATTGAAGCAGCTATGCCAAAGCCACAAGGTAAGACAACAGATAAGGTACAAGCGATTGCTACTCGTAATTATGTGTTATCGAGAATACATGATGAACATATAGAAGTTGTATCGTTCATAGATAAGTATGAACATAACATTAACAATGATATGAACTTGAATATTCTTTATCTATTTAAGAAAGGAAAAAAACCTAAAGATGTTCGAGAGATAATGAACATTGGAAGAACAAACTTAGATAGTCGAATTAATGAGATCGTAAACGTTTATGTAAAACAACAAGATAAACACAATCAACAACTTCAACAACTTCAACAAGATAAGCAACATTAACATTAATTTTGTATATGAATAAATAAAACTTATAATTGAATTGTGATAATAATATCTAACAATCAGAAAGAACATTCAACTTCATTGTTGTTTGTTCTTTTCTTTTTGTCTTGAAAGAAGTGAAATCATTTGTCATTCATTCAACCAAAGATTAGACAAGGACGAAAGACGATGACAGAGAGCGAGTACAAGGCACAAAGGGAACGTAATAGGCAACGTAATGCTAAGCAGTATAACGCACACACGAGATATGGTAAGGATAGCAAGTATATGGAGTTCTATCATTCAAAAGAGTGGAGAAACAAGCGTAAACAAGTGCTATTACGAGATAAATATCTGTGTCAGTCGTGTCTTAGAAAAGGTTACGTTAATCCAGTCAAAAAAGGTCAACGTTTTTACGTTCATCATATTGTTGAATTGAAAGATGATTGGGAAAAACGATTAGATATAAACAACTTGGAAACGGTATGTGCTGAGTGTCATTTAGAGAGCCATAGAGGGCAAAGACGGAAACGATGAACAATGTATCGAAAATTTAAGGGAGGGCTTGATATACCCCCTGTCTGATACACGTAGGGCGTAATCGCTCGATAACTTTTTTGCGACCAAATTCCCAAAACTCAATAACGAAATGGAGGTGTTTCAATGGCTAGACCACGTAAATTGAATGCGACAAAGCAAGGACATAGAACTAAAGAAGAATTAGAATGCCAAGAACTTAAAGAAAATGGCTTATCTCAATTTAATAAGATTGATGTTAAGAGTGTTCCGTCTGATTTAACTAAAGAAGGTAAAAAAGAGTGGAAACGCATCATTCCTTTGCTTGAACAATTACCTATCGCAGAACTTGATTATGATCGTATCAAACGTTACTGCCAATTAGTATCACTTACAGATGAAGCGTATTGTCATATTATGCAACATGGCACAGTGAATGAAGAAGGTACAAAGCGAACACCTCAATATTTCACTTATATGGATGGCTTAAAAGAACTTAAATCAATCTGTGGTCAATTAGGAATGACGATTGACAGTCGAATGAAGTTGGTTGTCCCTACACCTGATGAGCAAAAACAATCGGTTTACGATAAATTTGGTGTTGATGACGATGACTAACGTAAAAATTAATAAAGAGTACGAAAAACTGTTAGATATTCCTAATGAATATAAAGATGATGCTTACAAATACTGTGTCATGGTACTATCTGGCACATTTATTACTTGCAAAGATACACAACTTGCTTGTATTAGACATTTAAAAGATATTAAGCGAAGTATTGAAGATGATAAGTTTCCTTATATATATAAACCTAAACGCGCAAAGAAAGTTATTCAATTTATTGAAGTGTTGCCAGATACAAAAGGTAAATTTAATAAACTCGCATTGTTTCAGAAATTTATCGTATCAATGGTAAGAGGTTGGTTTACTGAAGAAGATGATTATTTAAGATTTAATAAAGCGTTTATATCAATGGCTCGTAAAGGTGGGAAATCGCTTTTAGTAAGTGGTTTGACACTCTACTCATTCTTATTCGATAGAGAACCAGCAGAAGGTAGACAAATATTTTGTGCTGCAAACGACAAGAAACAAGCTAGTATTGTATTCAATATGGTAGCTAAACAACTAATGTACTTCATCTCTCAAGTGCCTGAACTAAAAAAAGACGTTAAAAAGGTTAGAGAACTACTACAACATACAAAAGATGGCTCATACGTTATGCCTCTCTCTCGTGATACAGGGGCAGTTGACGGTTTTGAGCCATTTTTAGCTGTTATAGATGAATATCATGCTGCAAAAACAAATGAAATGCTAGAACTTATCCAATCAGGTCAAGGTAACTTGATGCAAAGCTTAATCTTTATCATCTCAACGGCAGGATTTAATCTAAACGCTCCAATGTATATGGATGAATGGCCCTATGCTAAAGAAATACTTGCCGACACTTACCATGATGAACAATATTTTGCGATAATCTTTGAACAAGATAGCGAGGAAGAATGGCAAGACAAAACCATGTGGGCAAAAAGTAATCCACTTATCAATGAAAATGATGATCTAAAAGAACAGATTGAAGATTTCTTACAAAAACGAGTAGATGAAGCAGTTAAAAAAGGTACGATGTTCCGAGTATTAGTTAAAAACTTTAATTATTGGATGCAAGCATCAGAAGAAAGCTATCTAGATTTTAACGACTGGAAGAAAAATGAAACTGAATTCGATATTAAAGGGACTAAAACATATATCGGACTAGACTTGTCTCGTGCAGATGACTTAACCGCAGTATCATTTATACATTTAGATGAGGTTAAGAAACAATATTTTGTCACAAGTCATTCATTCGTTGCTACTAAAGGTGGACTTCAAGCAAAAATCGAACGTGACCTAATAGATTACAGACAAATGGCGCAACATGGTTATTGCACAATTACTGACTTACAAAGCGGCATTATCAACAGTAATCAAGTATTAGATTACATTGAAAAATATATCTTAACTAGCAATTTAGATGTTCAAGCTATTTGTTATGATCCACATGCTATTCACGGGTTTATTGCAGAAATTGAAAAACGAAATTGGCGTTATGAATTAATTGAAATTCGTCAGGGCGCTATGACGTTATCTAATCCAGTCATTGACTTTAGATTAAAAGTTATAGACGAACAAATTAAACATCATAAAAATCCATTACTCGATATCGCAGTTAAAAATGCAGTGGCTAAGAATGTAAATGATAGTGTCATGATTGAGAAAAAACTTAATCGTGAAAAGATTGACCCATTAATGAGTACGATATTTGCATACGTTATAGCAAGCGAGCATGAATGGGATAAAAAACGAGCATTACCAGTATTTATATAAGGAGGTGGAACGTATGGAAATAGCAAAGAATATTATTATCTTACTATTAACCTTAATTGGCATTATCTTAATTGGATATGGTGCATATTTAGCGTGGAAACCATTAGGTTTTATTGTTGCTGGACTACTTGTAACAGGCTTTGCATTAACACTTGACCAGCCTTTTAAGGGAGGAGGTGGAAATAGTTAATGGGCGTATTTAATTTCAATGGTTTCAGACGTAGTAATGAAGTAACAGTTGATAGAAGTACTTTACGTATGATTACAGAGGCTAATGGTTTAGGCGGTATTACATGGAATGGTATTAGTTCATTAAGAAATAGTGATGTATTTACTGCAATTGACATTATCTCTAAAGATATTGCAAGCACCAGTATTCAATTTAATGATAAAGATAGCTATTTAGATGATGATAAAAAGATACTTAAACTACTTAATAAGCGACCTAATCCATATCTTGACGCATGGCACTTTAAATATATTATTGTGGCTAACATGCTTTTAAACGGTAACTCGTACGTTGAAATTGTAAGAGATGATAAAGGGCAACCAATAGAACTTTACCACATGAAAAATAGCGCAGTATCTATTGAACAAATCGACGATAAAATTAAGTACAACTACATTGATGAACGTGACGGTCATGTCCGTTTTGATACAGAAGATGTACTTCATTTTAGAATGTTTTCAGTGGACGGATTTAACGGTTATAGTCCTTTATTTGCTCTAGCTAATGAAATTGGCATTTCAATGGGAAGTAAGAAATTCTTAGATGAGTTCTTTAAAAATGGTGGTACTTCTACTGCAATACTTAAATATGAAGATGGTCGTTATTCTGATGAAGAATTAGAGATAATCAAACAAAATTTTGAAAACAGTCAATTAAAGAATAATAACGGTTTAGTTATGCTAGATGACACAATGACTTTTGACAGATTAAAAGTACCAACCGAAGTGTTGAACTTTTTAAATAGCTATAAATTTAGTACCCAACAGGTTGCTAAAGCGTTTGGTTTGCCGTTGTCTAAACTAGGTATCGAAACTGTGAACACTTCTTTAAAAGATAGTGGTATCGAGTATTACAGAAGTACGTTATATCCAATATTCTCAATGATGAATGCAGAAATCGAAGAAAAGTTATTTGCACAATCACCATATGAAGTGACACTTGATTATGATGTAGCACGTTTAATTGATAGTGATCCGGATGTAAAACTTGAACGTGTTACACAGTTATTTACTAAGAAGATTATTACGTTAGATGAAGCTAGAGCGCAATTCGGCTTTAAACCAGTAGAAAATGGCAGTGAACCACTCGCTGATTTAAACACTATATTCTTAAAAGACTTATCAGCTTATCAAGATAGTAAAGTTCAGAAGAATATAGATAGCCTCAATAAAGGAGGTGATGAACCGGGTGGCATACAGTCAGATTGAAACAACTACCGATGAAGAAATGGTAGTAGAAGGTTATGCAATTATTTTCGACACATTAAGCGATGACTTAGGAGGGTTTAAAGAAATTATAAGTCCGACTGCACTAAGTCAGGTAGATGTAACAGACGTTAAGTGTTTAATCAATCACGATTATAATCAAATCGTTGGTCGTACATTAGCAAATACGTTAGAACTAACTGTTGACGACAAAGGTCTTTATTTCAAATGTTTTTTACCAAATACAAGCTATGCGAGAGATATTTATGAAAATATCAAAGCAGGTAATGTAAACCAATGCAGCTTTTTTTATACACTCCCTATTAACGACGATACTGCAAGAACATGGTCAAAGATTAACGGTGAATATGTACAAACGATTAACACGATTGATGAATTACTAGAAGTGAGTATTGTTACTCTACCAGCGTATCGAGATACGTCGGTTGTCGTAGGGCAACGTGCTAAAGGTCTCGACAAATTTAAAGAGTTAGAAAAGTATAAATTAGAATTCGACTTAGAAAGCTTACGTGTAGATACGTAGGCTATTTTTATGCCGAATTTTAATAAATAAATTAAAGGAGTGAAGCTAATGGCTACATTAGATGAACAAGCTAAGTCGATTAATGATTTAATTGACCAAGCACAAAAAGCAGTCGCAGATGGAGATGTAGAAACTGCTAGAAAGTTAAAAGAAGAAATTGAACAAGCTAAAACAACTTACAATGAACAAAAAGAAATTGCTGACGCTGTTCAATCAGAAGAAAAAATCTCAAGTAATTCCGACAAGCCTGCATCTGCTGAGAAAACAGAAACAGAAGTAAAAAACGACAAGCCTGATGCAGAAAGTAAAGATGTAGAAGTAACAGAGAAAAAAGAACAACCAGAAAAGGTTGAAGTGAAAAAAGAAGCAGTTGAAGAACCAACTGATGAAGAATTAGAAGATAAAAAGAAACTAGGAGGCAAACGCTCAATGACAAGACAGATTATTGAAAATAAACAAAGCAAGTTATCTGATGAAGCTCAAGGCTTTGTAGATTACATCAAATCAAAAGGGGATAAACGTGACAACGTTAAATCAGTTGATGCACAACCTTTAATTCCAGAGGATATTAAATATGTGCCAGAAGAATTACCTGAAACGGTAGTTGACCTTAAAAAATTCGTAAACGTTCAACCAGTTACAACTGCTGCAGGTTCTCATCCAATCTTAAATCCTGCACAAGAAACAATGATTGCAGTTGAAGAATTAGAAAAAAACCCAGAGTTAGCTAAACCAAAATTCACTGACATTGATTACAAAATAAAAACATATCGTGGTCAAATTCCAGTATCTCAAGAAAGTTTAGACGATAGCGAAGCAAACCTTGCTCAAATCATTGCTAAAAACAATGCACGTCAAGCTTTGAATACAACTAACAAACAAATTGCAGATGTAATGAAAACATTTGAGGCAGTTAATACTGCTAACTTAGACGATATCAAAGCGATTATCAATGTAGATATTGATCCAGCTTACAATCTTTCATTAGTTGTGTCTCAATCGTTCTATCAAGCATTAGATACACTTAAAGACAAAAACGGTCAATATTTATTAAAACAAGATATCACTAGCAAATCAGGTACAACTTTATTTGGCCGTCCAGTATTTATTGTCAAAGATGAAATTTTAGGCGCTAAAGGCGATAAAAAAGCATTCATTGGCGACTTAAACTATGCAATCTTCTTTGCAGATCGTAAACAAGCGACTGTTAAATGGATTGAAAATGAAATTTATGGTCAAGTATTAGCAACTTACATGCGCTTTGATGTTGTAAAAGGTGTAGAAGAAGCTGGTCGTTTCTTAACTTACACAGGTACAGCTGGAGATTTAGGCACTGGCTCACCAGAAGCATAAAAGGAGGCTAAATAATGGCTAAATTTAAAGTATTAAAATCTTATAAAGATTTAGAGTTAGAAAAAGAATTAACTAAAAACGATGAAGTTGAAATGACTGTCAAACGTTCAGAAGAAGTTGAAAAAACTTTATCTGACAATGGTTTTGACGGTCCTTTTTTAGAGCGAATTCAAGAAAAGAAAAAGTAGGTGATTAAATGCTTACTTTGGAACTTGAAGAAGTTAAAAATCGTTTAAGAGTTGACCATGACTTTGATGATGATGAAATTTTAGGGTTGATACAAGCATCTGAACAAGAAATACAAGGTGCTGTAAGTGGTTATGGTAAAGCAGATGAATTTTATAAAGGTAACGCACTTTATAACTTAGCTGTGATTAACCAAGTTGGCCACCACTACGAAAATAGATCAACCACAAGTCAATTCGCTAAGCACAATGTAGCACCTTCATCACTAGCACTTATTCAAAGTTTGAGAGGAGCGTATGCTTTATGGAAATCGGAAGGCTCAAACATCGAATAAAAGTTTATGACCAAACTGAAACAGTCAATGATGAAGGTGTTTACGTAACAGATAAGAAGTTGATTGCCACTCCTTATTGCGAAGTGTCAAAAACTACAATAAAAGAATTTAGAGAAATGGGCCTAGAGGCAAGAAAGGGAACAATCGACTTTATTATCCGTTATCGACAAAAGACTGATATACAGTCAGATATGATAGTTGAATTCAAAGGAAAAGAATACAAGATTAAATATATCGAAACAGACTTACAAGACCTAGAACGTCAAATGTTGAAATGTGAGGTGGTAGAGTAATGGCTAAACAACGTTACGACAGTGATAAGGATATATCAGATAAAATCAGAAAATTAGTTATCAATAGTGAAAAGCAATCAAAACAGGCAGTAACAAAGGGTGCAAAACTCTATAAAGCTAACATTGAGGCTAATACACCAGTACACAAGCGACAAACTCATTCGACACATGCAGTAGAGGTATTAAAAATCTCTAATTTCAGTCGTGATGAACTTAATCCAACTAAAACAGTTGGTTTTGATAAAGGTCGTAAACGTAAAGATGCTGGTTGGTATATCCACTTTCCAGATGTCGGTACTCGTCCCTCTAATCGTTCTATGGGGCAACCACCACAACACTTTATGCGACGTTCATTAGAAATGAGTAAAGCGCCAATTCTCGCAATATATAAAGAAGCAGTGAGGAATATGGTCGATGTCGACTAGACACCCTATTGTACGTATATATTTGTGGCTAAAAGGCAATAAAGAATTGGAACAATTACTCAATTCTAGTAAGCAACCTAAAATATTTAATTTTGAAATTCCTGAAAACTATCAAAAAGCAGAATACACACCTTTAATAAGAATTACAGAAATATTATTGCAAAACACAATATACAGAGATGGCGATAGTGAATACTATCGTTTTTTATTTGCCATTGAAACATTTGGTAATGACATCAATGCCACTTACACAGTAAGTGAGTATGTGAACGACATTATCAAACAACACAATGGCAGAGTGATAAGCCGAGACCTTTCGAAAGATAAGGAACTCGGAATTTTTAATCAAATGAACGAATACGAAATAATTTTACCAGTAAAGGAGTAATTAATAATGGCAGATAAAAAAGTAGCAATTACATGTGAAGGTTTCAAAGCACGTCGTCAAGAAGGTAACGGTTTTGAAGCAGGAAAATTAACAGATGTACCAGGATTACAAGAAATCGAATTAGAATTAGAACAAGGTAACGAACCAGTATATGCAGATGGAGTTAAAAAATTAAACTTATTTAGTGGTATTACTGGTGCAACAGTTACAGCAAACTTAATGGAATTAAACAAAGAAGAACGCGAACAATTCTTAGGTGTAAAAATTGATAAAGGTATGGAATTATACACTTCTGATTTAGTACCTCCATATTTATCAGTTTCATGGAAATATCGTTGTAACGATGGCTCATTTATCTACTACGGTTTAACTCGTGGTAACTTCAACATTCCAAACACAAGTGCATCAACTATGGAAGATAGTCCAGAGCAACAAGACCAAGTAGAAATGGAAGGCTCATTCGTACAACGTGACACAGATAAATTAGTATTTGCTCGTATTCACAGTGCAGACCCAGATTTTAATGAAGAAGATTTCTACAAAGCTATTCACGGTGACGACGCAGTGACGACTGCTGATAATACACCAGCTGCATAAATGACTTAAGGCGACTGTAAAAGGTCGCCTATTTTTGTATACAAAAATAACTAATAAGGGAGTAACAATAACATGGCTAAAGTATCTTTAAAAATTGACGGTAAAAATAAAGTATTTACTAAAAATAAAATGACATTGGGTGTCATGAAATTACGAGGCGAATTTGAAAGCAAAATCGAAAACGCTTATGGCATGGTTTCAGAATTACAAGATGTTTATCGTAAACATCGTAATGTATTAAATCAATTAGAAAAAACGCAAGAAAAATTAGCAGATGCAGAAACAGATGAGCAACAAGATGCAATTTTTGATGAATTAGAAGAAATTGAAAACTCTGAAGAATATAAAGCGTTTGAGAACAAAATTGAGGAAGTTCGAGAAAACAATAAAGATAGTGAAGTGAACAACTTTAATATCTATGACGAATTAGCAACATTACTTGTGGAAGTGTTTGATAATCAATTTACTTACGATGACGTTATGAACGGTTTAGAAACTGATGACAACGAAACGCCACCAGAAATTTATGCTCGTATTTTCCGCACAGATGATATGGGAAAGCGCAAGAAAAAAGCGACTACAACAAAGACAAAACAGCAGACGAAGTCTTAGAAGATATTTATCTTGTGTATCGTCACTTTATCGAAGATGCACAGTATAAACCACACGAAGTGGACGCTATTGTTATGGAGGACTTCAACAAATACTTTAGCACTAAGAAACGTAAACGTAAGGCGTCTAAAGTCGCTAAAGCCGGTGCATTAAGTCCAGAACAAATGATGGCATTAATTTAATGAATAAGGAGGTGGGACAATGGCAGATTTTAATTTAGGTGCAGAGGTGTCTATGGATGTTGACCCCCTCAAAGCCTCATCTAAAACCTTAGAACGACAATTAAAAGGTATTAATAAATCACTACGTGAGCAACGTAAAGAGTTCAAACAAAACGAGATGAGCGCAGAACAACTTGCGAATATGGAGGGCGACTTAGGTCGTGCTATAAAGGCGCAAGAGGGGTTACTTGCTAGACGTAAAAAAGCATTACAAGATGTTAAAGATGAAATGGCTAAGAGTGGGAAAGCCACTGATGAGCAACGTATCAAACTGCAACAAGCAGACGGTGCTTATAAAAAGGCACAGAACCAATTAAATAGCTACACGAAAGAACTCAAAGACGTTCAAGTCGCTAGTAAAACGTTTGGTAAAACATCTGATGACATTAAAGGTAAATTAAACAGTTTAAGAAACGAAGTTAAATTAAACGAGGCAGAATTCCAAAAGTCTAGCAAAGCAACAAGTGATTATGAAAAGCATATCGATAGTTTATCCACATCACTCACTAAAAGTGAAAATGCAATCAAAGAATTAGAAGATAATTTAAAAATTGTATCTGATCTAAAAGGTGAGAATAGTCGTGAGGCTAAAAAATTAAGTAGTGAGATTGAAAAAGAACGTCTTTCGTACAGTCAACTAGAAGTCACTTTATCAAAAGTTAAAAATGAATTTGAAGATGTTAAGAATGAAAACTCTGAACTCTCTCAATCTATAAAAGCAACCGAAAAGTTCATTGACGATACTAAAGATAAAGTTAATTCATTATCTAACGAGTTAAAACAAAGTAGCACAAGTTTTAAAGCGTCGTCACAAGAGGCAGACGACTATAAAACACACCTACAACAATTAACCAACATTCAAACAAAACAAAAGAATGTGATTAATGAGTTAGAAGATGAATATAAGAAAGTTACAGCTATCCAGGGTACATCTTCGCAACAAGCAAGACAATTAAAGAGCGAAATCGACAAGCAACGAACAGCGTTCACTTCATTAGACACTCAAATTAACCAAGTAACTAAACAATATGATGAATATCGACTGGTCAACTCGCAAACTAACATCACATTAGGCGAGGCTAAACGTCGACTAGACAGTTATAATAACGCACTTGAAATGAACACAGTTAAATTTAAAAGTGCTAACAAGTCGGTCGATAATTATCAAACACAATTAAATCATACTAACGCTACAATTACGCAACATAAGACAGTTTTAGAAGGCTTAGAACGACGTTATGAAGAAGTAGCAAACGCACAGGGACGCAATAGTGTAGAGGCTGACAAAGTAAGAAATGAACTGTATAAAGAGGCTATCGCACTTCAAGTAGCACAAAATAGAGCCGATGAATTATCTGATGAACTCGAAGAAGTTGCTAGAGCGCAACGTAAAGTTGCATTAGCTGGAACGCTAATGACTGCTGGTTTTGCAGGCGCTAGAGATAGTGCAGATAGAATTGCTACTACACTGCGTAGTGTGGGCGAAGTTACTCAGGGCGTTGTTGGTGAGATTATGGCAACGCAATTCACTAACTTAGTGCCTATCATGGGTTCGGTTGTTAGTGCAGGTGCCGGCGTTGGTGGTATGGTTACTGCTTTAAGTGGTGCTGCAATTGGTATGGGTGGCTCATATGCTATCGCATTAGGTGCAGTTAAAGCATTTACAGGTCAAGCGACATACGCACTGAAAATGTTAGAAGACGGCACACTCTCAATCACTTCAGAAACGGCAAGATACCAACAAACATTAGCAAGTCTAAAATCGCAGTGGGAAGGCTTAATCGCTCAAAACCAAGCTAAGATATTTAATACTATGACAAATGGTATTAATATGGCAAAAACAGCACTCTCTCAACTTAACCCGTTTTTAACTACAACGGCAGGTCAAATTGAGCGTTTCAGTAGCCGTTTGTTAAATTGGGTTAATACTTCAAATAATGTAAAAAATGCATTCAATATCTTAAATACACAAGGAACGCAAGCATTCGGTCATTTATTAAATGGTGCTTTCCACTTTGTTGACGGTACTGTGGCAGTGTTTAATAAGCTAAGTCCATTATTTGTGTGGGCATCTAAAGGCTTTGAAAATATGGCATTATCATTTAGACGTTGGGCTAACAGTGTAGAAGGCTCACGAGCGATTAACAATTTCATAGAATATACAAAAACTAACCTTCCAATTGTTGGCCGTATTTTTGCTAACATATTTGGAGGTATTTTTAATTTATTCAGTGCTTTTAGTGGCCATTCCCACAATGTGTTATTAGGTATCGAGAGTGTAACGGAAGGCTTTAAAAATTGGAGTGCAGAGTTAAAACGTTCTGACGGTTTTCAACAGTTTGTACAGTATTTAGAAACGAACGGACCGAAAGTTTGGACTTTAATTAAAAATATTACTGGTATTCTGTGGGGGCTTATAAAAGGTATGGCGCCAGTTGGTGCCGTAACATTAAGTGTTACAAATGCGATTACTGGTTGGATGTCTAGCATGATGAATACACACCCTATTATCGGTCAATTAATTGGTAGCATTGTTGCCGGTGGTGGTGCATTACTACTATTTTTAAAACCTTTATTCTTAATTAAAGGTGCATTGGGTGGTATGCGTGGTGCATTACTTGCTGTTACAGGCGCACAAAAATTATTTGGTGCTACGGGCGCATTTGCAACGTTAGGAATGAAACGACAAACGCTACAAACTAAGATAGCAACAGTTGCCACTAAAACTTGGGCGTTAGTGACTAAAGGTGCAGCATTAGCGACTAAAGGGTTAGGCTTAGCCATTAGATTTATGACAGGTCCAATTGGAATAGCAATCACTGTTATAGGTGCATTAGTCGCAGGTATCATATATCTTTGGAAAAACAATGAAACGTTCCGTAATTTCGTCATTAATGCATGGAATGCCATCAAGAATACGGCTATCTCTGTTTTTGGCTTTTTAAAACCATATATCATCAATATTTGGAATGCAATTAAGAACGGATCAATTGCAATTTGGAATGGCATGAAAGCTATTGCAAGTGCTACATGGAACGGTATTAAATTTGCGATACAAAACCCAATTCAGGCTTTAAAAATGGTAATTACAGGAATTTTCACAGGTATAAAAAATGTATCGTTAGCTATTTGGAACGCTTTAAAGACTGGTGTAATAACGATTATTAGACTTTGGGTGTCTACAAGTATGGCAACATTTAGAGGTTTAAGCACATTCTTTAGTAACTTATGGAATGGTATAAAAAGTGTTGCAATTAGAGCATGGAATGGAATTAAAAATGGTGTGTTAACAATAATTCGCTTGTGGATAGCTACAAGTAAGGCTACTTTTAACGGTTTACGTAGTTTCTTCATAAATTTATGGAATTTTATTAAAAATATAAGTATAAAAACTTGGAACACTATTAAAAATGGTGTTTTAGGCGCAGTACGGTTATTAAATACGGGTGTCCGTAAAATCTTTGGAACATTACGCTCATGGATAATATCTACATGGACCTCTATTAAAAATAAGGTCGTTGCATTAGCAAAATTATTGTACGTAGGTGCCAAAGCAGCCTTTAATTCTTTATGGAATGCTACTAAAAAGATATTTACCACACTCAAGAATTGGGCTTTAAACAATTGGAGAGCACTCAAAAACGGTATTGTAAAATTAGCAAAAGCAATCTACACAGGCGTGAAAAATGCCTTTAATAGTTTGTGGTCTAGTACAAAAAATATTTTTAATAAACTAAAAAACTGGGCAATCAACACATGGCGCTCATTAAAAAATAGTGTCGTAAAACTTGCTAAGTCTTTATATTCGAGTGTCAAAAATACATTTAACAATTTATGGTCAAGTACCAAGAATATTTTTAGTAAATTAAAGAATTGGCTCGTTAATACGTGGCGTTCTATTAAAAATAAAGTTACTGATTTAGCAAAATCTTTATGGAACGGCGTCAAAAATACGTGGTCTAAGATGAAATCAGGCACACACAACACAATGTCAAAAATATCTAGTGGTACCAAGTCCACATGGCGAGGGATGAAAAATTCAGTCGTCGATATTTCAAAAGCGTTGTGGTCCAAAGTACGTGGTACGTTCACTAATATGCGTGACGGCTTGAAATCTATCATTGGCAAAATTAAAGATCATATCGGTGGCATGGTCAACTCGGTTAAAAATGGTTTGAATAAATTAATCGATGGTGTCAATTGGGTAGCAGGTAAATTAGGCATGAAAGACTTACCTAAAATCAAGTTACACACAGGTACAGAAAGCACTCACACACAAAACTATGTGACTAACGGTAAGTTAAACCGAGGTACTATCGCAACTGTTGGAGATAAAGGTAAAGGTAATGGACCAGGTGGTTTTAGACATGAAATGATACGCTACCCTAACGGTAAAACGGCAATTACACCTAACAGAGATACAACAACATTCTTACCTAAAGGTTCAACAGTTTATAATGGCGCTCAAACACATGCAATGCTTACTGGTCAACCACAGTTTCATAATGGTACTATTCCAAGATTTGCGAGTGGTACTAAAAAGAATATGATTGCAGCTGTTGGCGAACAAGCCGGTAAATTATTTAACGGTGCTAAAAAATTAAATCATAAAGCACTCGATAATATTGGCGAAAAAGCTAACGAGGCAAAAGAATGGGGAAGTGACAAACTTTCACAAATTAAAGATGCTGTTGGTAAGGGTGCAAGTTGGCTTAAAGATAAAGTTGGCGACTTAGCTGATTGGTTAGGTAAACCAGGCAAACTGTTAAACAAAGTATTAGAGGCTTTCGGTGTTAATATGGATGTGTTTGGTATTGGTAAAAATGCAGAACTTCCATACAACATGATGAAAGCCATGTTTAAAAAATTAAAAGAGGCAGCTAAAAACCTTATTGACGGTTGGCTTGAAGATGAATTCAGTGGTGGTGGAGGTTACAACCCTTATACAAAAGCACCATTCCAATGGGTTCGAGGTTGGTCGGCTGGTGGTCACGCCGGAATTGACTACGGAGCGCCAACAGGAACGCCAATACCTTCACCAATTGACGGTAAAGTTATAAAATCATGGCAATCACCGTGGGGTGGAGGAAACGAAACTCAAGTTTATGACGGTAACAAATACACACACATATTCATGCACCAATCTCGTAGAGGTGTAAGTGCCGGTGATAAAGTGCACCAAGGCGAAATACTCGGTAAAGTCGGCTCGACAGGTAACTCTAGTGGCCCACACTTACACTGGCAGGTCAACAAAGGTAAAGGTTACTTAAACAATCACCCAGATAGTATCGACCCGTTGAAATGGGTTAAAGAGGCAGCAAAAGCTGGTGGTGGTGGCGTTAATAAATCGGCTGCTGCATGGAAACCAGATATTAGACGTGCTGCAAAACAAATTGGTGTACATGTATCAGCTGGCGATGTAAATGATGTTGCACGATTAATACAAACTGAAAGTAGTGGTAACGCAGGCGTTACTCAACAAATTCAAGATGTGAACAGTGGAGGTAATGAGGCACAGGGGTTACTACAATACACACCAGGTTCATTTAGTAGTTACGCAATCAAAGGTCATAAGAATATTAAAAACGGTTATGATCAACTATTAGCATTCTTCAACAATACAGACTGGCGAGCAAACTTATCATATTGGAAACGTCGTATGGCAAGTGGCTTAACGGGTTGGGGTCCAACTGGTAGTCGTAAAAAATATGCTAAAGGTACAAATTCGGCATACAGAGGCCTCTCTACCGTGTTTGAAGAAGGTGGCGAAATCATGAACTTACGAGGTGGCGAGCAAATCATACCTAATGATGTATCGATTGCAGCAATTGAAAGTGTGATTAATAGTGATATCTTCAACCGAACACAATCAGCTGTGTATGAGGCAATCTCTCGCTTTGCAGATGGTATTAGAGAAAAACAACAACAAGAAAGTGTAGAAAAAGCAGAATTAAGACGTTTACAAACTGAGAATACTGACATTAAAGAACAAAACACTTTATTAAAAGCAATTTTAGGTAAGATGGATGCATTACTTAACATTAATAATGACATCAACCAATCTAACCAAGAAATTAGAGATAAAAACTATTTCCCTAGCAGTAAAGAAATGACTAGAATGAATAATGAAAATAACGCATTGAATAATGCAACGAGTTTAATGAAAAGATAGGTAGATGATAATATGACATTCATTCTCTATGATCCTAATATGAATAAATTAGAATATCCAGTCGGCGTAATGCCACTGGATATTTCTGTTTCTTCTATAGAAAAAGAAAGAGTTACTGAAAATATAGAAGGTATTCCTGGAACTATTGATTATGGTTTCAACTATAAAAATAGAGAAATAACACTAAAATTTGCAATAGAACATTTTCACGATACGTTTGATTTCAGATTACAAAGAGATGAATTTTTCTCCTTATTAGATAGCCAACCTTACTTTTATCTTTGTGATATTAAATTGCCTACAAGAGTGATTAAAGTTACATTTGATAGCGTTTTTACACCAGAACGTTACGGCTATTGGTATTCAACCTTTGATGTTAGCCCTACAAATGTAGGTATCCCTTTTTGGCAATCGCGTTTTACAACTCAACATATACAACAATATAAGTACAATGCAGATAACGAATTATTTGGTTTAGGTGATAACATACATCTTGATTATTTAGATTATTCATTTAAAACTTATGAATTTGATGTATGGAATGGTGGCAATGTTGATTTAGATCCACGAGATATGTATATCAAATATACTTTGAATAACGTTTCATCTAATGGAAATTTAACGATTGAAAATGTAACCACTGGAGAAAAGTTTGTATTTAAAGAAAGTTTAGTCAATCAAACACTTTATATAAATCAAACCAAAGTCAATGTAGGTGTAGTCAATAGGTTGAGAGATAGTAACAGAAAATTTCCTACAATCAAAAAAGGATTAAATCATTTTAAAATTACAAATTGTTCATATAGCAGTATAGATATAGATTTCAGATATTTATGGAAGTAAAGGAGAGTATTTTATGGGCAGACGAATTGTTGATGCGCTTTGGGATAGAGGTAATTTAAAAGATATAAATGATAATTTTAAAGAGTTGTTTGATGATCAATTAATGGCAACTGAATTAAAAACATTTGCACAGAATATTTTAAATCAAGCAAACAAAGTTAATAGCGAGAATGGGAAAGTGCAGGAACAACTTAATCAAATCGTTTTAGATAGTAATAATGCTAACGCAGAAGTAGCACAAGCTAGAGGGTCTTTTAAATTATTAAATGAACGTTTAGATGCAATGAATAAAGCAAGTGAAAGGGGAACAAGTACACAGCCAGACTTTGTTGATAAACTTAATCGTTTAGTAAATTTTGATGAAATTCAAGTCAAAAAAGTTAGTGACAATGCTTTTACGGTATCTAACTTTAACAAAGCGGCTAAACGACATGTAACAAATGTGTTTCAAAAAAACGCAAATGATGACTATATCATATTATCCGAAAGCTATGTTGGAAGTACAACGGTTAGTGAACTGAATAAAGATTTTGTCAATTACTCAAAAGTAAGCGGAACAATAGACACAACTTATGCTACGCACTATACAACAGAAACAGGTACTAAAATAAAAGCGAATATTACTGGAACAGAAATATATATGCGTCGATTTGGAGATAATCGTGGTGGCATGTGGGAGTTTGTTATCGACGGAGATACTTCCAACAAAATAAAAGTTACAAACTATAAAGCTACTTCAGGAACAGATGATTTTAAAATAATTGGTGGTTTGGAAGATAAAACACATTTGATTGAAGGTACTTTCATTGGAGCCGACCCTAGTAACTCACCTACCGGAGGTACTGCAAGAGGTTGGTTAAGTTATGCAGATGCTAACGGCGTTGGAAGAACATTCTTTTCAAGATTTACTAACGAAAATATGACAAGAGAAAATACTTTAAATGCTGCAATGAGCAATAAAGATTTTGCTTTAAGAATTAAACCTTCAGGTTATTCGGGTGACTATCACTTTGTGCCTGAACATAATGCGGTTGGCACTGCATTTAAAATAAACAACACTCAATTTTTATTAGACGGTAAACCTTTGGATATATTTAATTTACAGGTTGGTGTAAGCAGCAAAGGTAAAAAATTCACTTTAATACAATCCATGTATGGTCGTTACCCACTTACTAACGAAAATTTATTGAGGATTGATAATGTTCACGAAATATCGTTGAATTCAAGTATTAGGTTAATAGGTAAAGTTACTGTTCTGAAAAATATAGATATTCAAGACGGTTATTTTTTAATGTTACCAGTTACAACAGAAACAGCTTCAAGGTTAAAAACATCAAGATTTAACGACTATAATACTCAAATAACTGACGGTTCACAAACTAAATTAGCAGTAGAAAAAGATGATACAACTTCATTTATTTTTACAAGTGCTACGAATACAAATCTATTCTCATCTTTAGTTGTTAACGATCCTGAACGTTCAATTAGAAGTGGTGGAGATGGTAAATTTCCCGAGGGACAAACCGCATGGATAGAGCATAGAAACGCATCAATGCAAAAACTATATCAATCTATTTATCGTTTGTCATCGATTAAAGCTGGTACAAATTTATATTACGACGGTATTTATCTATCGGGAGAAATACCGAATGTTCACAATTTATTCTAAAGGTTAGTTTAATAGCTAGCCTTTTTATTTTGGAGGTGAATAAATGTTTGTAGATAAGTTATATATACGTGATTTGTATGGCGTGGAACACGCAATAGAAGGCACCGTATCGCATGAAATGGAGATTAATGGTGACGAACGTATTGATATAGAAATACCTTATACTTTTTATAATCAAGAAGTGTTGAATAGACAAGAAGATTTAAAATTTTGGATAGTAGGTTTTGAAAACAAAGAATATAAAGTGATAAGTAGCACCACCACAGGTTATGGAGATTATTATAAAGTAACGATTACTGCTATTTTAGATGTATTGCATTGGTTAAATAACCGCCGAATTTATGAACGGATTAGTGCTAGTCTAACGGTAACAGAGGCGTTTAATTTAGTTTTTAATGATACTCCTTACACGTATGTAATAAGTGACCCAGCGCCGTCAGAAAGTTTTGAAGGCTTAGGTGAAGGTGCCACTAGATTAGAGATGTTTAAAACATTTATCGAGCGTTATGGTTATGAGTTCAAAATTGTTAATAATGTAGTTTATTTATATACAATGATTGGGAACGATACCAATTTTGAATATAGATATAAAATAAACGCGTCAAATATAGTTAGAGAAACAAGTGCTGAAGAAATGTACACCTATGTGGAAGGTTATGCAGATTATGATGACGAAGGCGACGATAAGGACCCTACAAAAATTGCGAAATTAAGACCTGGAAAAATGAAAAATAACCCTTATATATCACCTTTTGCTAATTTAGTTGGAGAATTACATGCGCCACCCATACGTGACGGCAGAATAAAAAAAGAAGAAACACTATTAAAGCGAATGCAAGAAGTTGTGGATAATAGTTTTAAAATTAGTTTTACTGCAGATATTCATGACATGGAAAACAATGGGTATAATTACCAACATGCAGAACTTGGCGACCGTGTATTTTTAGTTGATGAGCGTATAAACTTAGATACCGAAATTCGAGTAGTTAAAATTGAACGTAATTTTGATGCTAGAGGTAAAATGTCTGATATTAAAATCACTTTTGGCACTCTTGGCGACGGAGAAACTTTTGCGTCTAATTTAAACAGTGCAATGGCTACAGTTAATGATTTGATGACGGGTAAAAAAGTTTTACCAAATGAAAGTTTAAGTTTAATTACGCAATCAATGGTAAAAAAAATACAGGATACATCTAGTGAATTGGTTTTTGATAACAATGGTATACACGCGATAGATAAACAGAATGCCAATAACATTGTTACCTTAAATAGTAATGGCTTATATCTATCAACAGACGGTGGGCGAACAGGTAAAACGGCTATCACTGCCGAAGGTATCGCAGCAAATGCTATCACAACAGGTTCTTTAAATGCAAATCTCATTACTGTAACGGGTGGCAATGCAGATAGATATATAGAAATGACTTCTGATTTTTTAGCTTTGTATGGTACTTATACACGTACTTGGCAAGGCGAAACCTCAACAAATAATGTATTCACTAGAATGAGAGATGGTCATTTAAGATTTAGAAATAATGATTTAGACCGTTCAATTTATATATCTGACTTCGGCATTTCAACGTATTTAGACGGTAGTGAATCTGATGCTTCGGGTACATTAGAATTTTTTGATTACACATATAGTGGATGGCGTGGCGTAACATTAAACTCTGGTATGGGTGTTGTTGCTCTTAGATCTGATTCGAATAGAGTTATGTTAGATGCAAATACAACAGTGAATATCGAAAGTGAAAAAGCCTCTGTCTATATTCGACCTATGAAAGAAAACAGGAATGGAAATAATGAATTTAGGTTTTGGGTTAAAGATAATCCGCAAGCTGATGATACAGATGGAATTTTAAGTTATGGTTCAATTACTACAGGTTCAGAATTTGGTTCAGGTATAAGATTTGACAAAAACAAAGGGACTTCCTTTGTATATGCTACAAATAATAATGGTGATATTGGTTCAGGAGACTTTTATGCTAGAGATTTATACGGAATGTTGAGAGCTAAAGATACTAATGCCTATGTAGGAGTTGATGGCGCATTACGTGTTACTGATGCGAAGGGGAATAATGGCGGTCAACCTAATTATAAGGATATTCAATGTAAAGATATACAAGCTAATTCAATACGTACTGACGGTGGCAATTTTTATATAGGTTGTTCTACCGAAGAAGTAAGGGTAACAAACAATCTACTTTATAATGGTGGAGATATTGGATATAAACCAATTAAGGCATCAGATTTTAAAAATGCTTCTTTAGAAGAATATAAAGAAAATATCAAAAAGTGGGAGTTTGACGCACTCAACGATATAGTGAATGAAACTGAATTATACACATTTAATTATAAATCAGATGAAAATAAAGAAACACGACACGGATTAATAATTGGAGAGGATTATAAGACACCCGAACAATTAATAAGTGGTGATAGCATTAACCTTTACGCTATGATTACATGGGCATTTAGAGCAATACAACAACTTAATGAGAAAATTGAGGTGCTAGAAAATGGAAAATAAAAAAGTTGATGATAAAGATATAAAAATAGCATTACAAAAGAAACAAATTGATGACCAAAATGAAATCATCATCAATCTTCAAGTTCAAATTGAAAAACTTTATAGAGAAAATCAAGAATTAAGCAAGCCACAGTCAGAGTAGATTGTGGCTTTTAAATTTGTACAAGGGAGTTGAGAATGTGAAAGACAACGAAACAACGTATAAAATGTTTTCTATCCTTATGCTTGGTGTAGGTTTGATGATGTTTGAGCGAGGGTTCTTTTGGACGAAAGAACAAAATGACGTATTAGATGATAGCGATTTTTATATGGCGCTTCATCAGATTATGCCAATTTGGATGTGGGGCGTAATGGGTATGATTTTTAGTATACTCATCATCATTGCACCTTTCTTTTTACCTAAGCAACATATCAATAATAAATTTAATTATCTATGCTTAATAGGAGGTACTGGAAACGGTATCTTCTATTTTTTAATGACTTCGGCATCTATATATAATGCGATTAATTGGTTGACACCTTTGCAATTTGCAACGTTTACCACAATCAATATTTTAATAGGTTTTTACGGGGGTGCTGCAGTTGTCAGAAAACGATAGCCGTTTTGTAACACGTACAGAATGGCTCGATAACAACATTAAGGTTGACGAAAAGATAGATAAAGTTGATAGAAAACATACAGATGCTTTAAACAACTTATCTGTAAAAGTAGAACGCCAAAGCGTTTTACAAGAACAATCATTAGAAAGTCAAAAGAAGTCAGAAAAACACCTAGAAAAATTGTCAGAAACTATGGGCAGTTTTGGAACTAAATTCACAGATATGGAGTATCAAGTAAAGGATCATAGTAGACAGCTCGAAACTGTTAGCGAAGTGATTAAAAAGAAAAAAGATTATAGCGCAACAGTTGTAGGTGCAGTGATAACTGGTATTTTTGGCGTAATAGTAGCGTCAATCGGTTTTGCAGCTGCATTCTTTTAAGTCGGCACTTATGTGTCGGCTTTTTATTTTGAATAAGGAGTGGAATAAAGATGAAAACAGATGTAGGTTCGATTGCACGCACAATCGCTTTGGCGTTAGCGTGGATAAATCAAATTTTAGCAATGAATAAAATATCACCAATTCCAGTAGACGAAATGACTATTAGCACAGTGATTACTGGTGTGGTTTCTTTGATAACTTGGTGGAAAAATAATAATTTCTCTCACGCAGCACAAAAAGGGCAACAAAAAATACATGAAGTTAAAGCAGGTACAGACTCAACAGGCGCTGCACCTAGAATGAATGGAGATGATTTATAATGACATCAATTAGAACGTATAAACAAGCTATAAGTTATTTAAAAAGTTTAGAGGGGAAAGCAGTAAATCCTGATCGCGCTTTTGGATATCAATGCTTCGATGTAGCAAATCAATATTGGTTATACCTATTCGGTCATACTTTAAAAGGTGTAGGCGCTGCGGATATTCCGACATGGAACAATTTTACTGGTGAAGCTACTGTTTATGAAAATACATTATCATTCTTAGCTAAACCCGGAGATGTTGTAATTTTCAATAGAAATTATGGAGAGGGTTATGGTCACGTTGGTATCGTCATCTCTGCTACTTCTAACTCTATAACGATACTCGAGCAGAATTGGTTGGGTGGCGCTTATTGGACACCACCAGAAGTAACTACGAGACGCACACATGGTTACGATTTCCCTATGTTTTTCATACGTCCGTTCTTTGCTAAAGCAACGACTAAAAACAAAGTTAAAAGCAAAGCTAAGCCGGTTAAGAAAGTGAAAGCTAAGAAAGGCAAGAAAATATTACTTGTGGCAGGTCATGGTAAAGGTGCTTATTCAAACGATCCGGGTGCAGTAGCAAATGGATATAATGAACGTGATTTCAATCGTAAAAACATCATACCAAGAGTTAAAAAGTATCTTGAAAGTGTAGGTAATACAGTTGTTTTATATGGTGGCAAATCAATGAACCAAGACTTGTATCAAGATACGCTATATGGACAACGTGTAGGTAACTATTCAGATTACGGTTTATATTGGGTTAAAAAGAACGTGAAACCTGATGTGATTGTAGAATTCCACTTAGATGCTGCTAGTCCACAAGCAAGTGGCGGACATGTCATTGTAAGCGACAGATATCCTGCAGACGATATAGACAAAGCGTTATCTAGCGCTCTAGGTAAGACAGTTGGCAAAATTAGAGGCGTGACACCTAGAAACGATTTATTAAATGCTAACGTTACTGGACAACTCAATTTAAATTATAGATTAATCGAGTTAGGTTTTATAACTAGTAAAAAGGATATGGACTATATCACTACACACCTAGATAGTTTTACTAAGCGTATTGCAGAGGCTATCAATGGTAGGCAAATCAATGCGCCTAAGAGCAAACCGTCTAAAATAAAAACAACGTGGAATTGGGCTGGTAAGTTTACTGCCAATAGTACAATTAAAGTACGCAAGTCACCCGGACTTAAAGGCACTGTGGTTGAAAGTGGCTCATGGTTATACAATGGAGATTACGTTCCGTTTGACCAAGTAATCAAGAAGGATGGATACTGGTGGGTTAGATTTAGATATGTTCAACCCGGTTCAAGCAAAAAAGATTTCTATTGCGCCGTTTGTAAAATTACAGATAAACAACAAAAAATAAAAAATGAGAAATATTGGGGTAAAATAGACTGGAAATGATATAATTAAATTACCACGACATTACACAAGGGTAGTCCTAGTGACTGCCCTATTTTTTTATGTTAAACGTATACTTAAAAAATACAAAATGTTTATAAAATTTATATTCTTTATCTTAATATTAGGTTATACTGATATAAAAAAAGTTTGGTGATGAAATGGAGTTTAAATTAAATTTACCTGAACAATGCCCGCCTGGAAATGCAATATCTGTTAATTTAGCGCCTGTATACAGATTAGTTGATGGAGAAGAAGTAAGTTCTTCTGATTTATTGAGTCATGTAGAAGCAGGTTTGAGTTTCCCACCTGGACAAGAATGTCAAGCCCATGCAATATCTTTATTCCAAGATATTGAGGGATGTAAAAGACAACAAAAGAAATTTAAAAAGCTAAGAAAAAAGAGTATATACCAAGGTCAAATAACAAAAGATTGTGGAGTTGTAGATATATATCTAAATAAGAGCCACATAAATTTATGGGTGTTTAAAGATATAGATTTATTAACAATCTTTAAAGGAGATGAAAATAATGAGCATCGAATTTGAAGAACTTACAAGATTTGAATATGAGTACATTTTTGAATATTATGATATGCCTCTGTTTTTTATATTAAAATCTCCTAATAATGAACTTTATCTTAATTATATGATTGATGAAATAAATATAGATGAATACAAATGGTTTTTTTCAAGAATATCTAGAATCGAGTTAGATCGTATTTTAAACAATTTTATAGGTATTAAATCTTTTCTAATTCAATTAATAAATGAAGAAAGAATGGAATATTTGGTAATTAATAATAAAGAACAAAGCTTATCTTTTAATAAAGTAATTGAATTAAAAGATGACGAATTGCCTTTAGAAGATTATAAAGTAGAATACGATTACCTTAGAAATGAGAAAATAGAGAATCAAGAAGAAAATATTAGAATCGACAGTAGTGAATTTGATTTGATATTAAGAGATGTTAATAATTCACACTTAATTGATGTTAACATACTAGCTAATATATTAGGTAAAATGGAAATGCTATACACAAATATTAGTAAAGGTTATTCTAGTTTAAAAGTTGAAGCCGTCTATCCCTCATCTTTTGGATTGAGATTAGTGGGGGAAGAAGATTTATTGAATACATCTGAAAAGACATTAGAAAATATTTTGATATTATTTAATAATATTAAAGAATCAAACTTTTCTAATATAGAAGAAAATCTTAATATTGATAAGTTATATGATCTTAAGGCAATAAATAAAGCTAAACAATTAGTTGAAGATATTTATAAATACAATATTTCTCTAGAAATTAAACCGAAACAAAATGTTGAGTATTCTCATTTTATCGATAAAGAAGATAAAAGCAAATTTAAAAAATTAAGTGATTTTATAGATCAAATAACTCCTATAAAACAAACTAACATTGAAGTTAGTGGTGTTCTAACTTCTATTAACATGAACTATAGTAAATTTTCAATTATAGGTGAAGATAATATTAGATACAGTGGTAAATTAGATAAAAAATTTAAAGAAGATATAGCTGATATTCAATTCGTTATTCCTGCTAAAATTAAAGCTGAATTAAGCAAAATAGAAAAATATAATTTCGAAAAGGACGATTATGACATTAGTTATGAAATGAAAAACTATCATCAAACAATTGATTGAAATTTTATTATAGGATAAGCATTTTTTAACTGGTACGGTTATTTTCATGCTAAAATGTACCTAACAATAACATCTTTTCGATACTATATTCTACTAACCACGTTCTTATGAGCGTGGTTTTTTATTTAGGGACTCGGGTCCCTAAAAAGTCCCTAAAAATTAGTTTTATATGGTGTGTTATTAATAGACAAAATAAAAAGAACCCCGCCGTTATGGGATTCTTGATTTCGAAAAGTGTTTAATTTTCGGTTAATAGCGTCCTGGGAGGGATTCGAACCCCCGACCGATGGCTTAGAAGGCCATTGCTCTATCCAGCTGAGCTACCAGGACATGAATTTTTAACACAAGAATTATTATAGCTAAAGAAACCTTATTTAGCAATAGCTTTAATATAAAAAAAGTTTATATTTTTCACTAATTATGTGTATTTGTAACTCATATCGACGATGTGCAAGTGCAATAACACATAAAGTCGAGCAATTGAATTAATATCTTCAAGCCATATGGACGCAGAAGTAATCAAATGTATAGAACCAATAGGATGCATTATAAGCAACTATGAACAAACTATAAACATTTATGAATAAAGTAATAAATAGATCACAAGTGTTGAAATTATTCTCATCTATTATTCATATACTCAATCCAATTACTAAATAAAAGTACCATGATAAATAGTGAAATACAGAAATTAATAAAGTTGCAATGACCAACATTACGATTAATTAAATAGTTGAAAAGGACTAGAGTATATTCACTTGTCTGTTTAAATAAATGGTTGTATTGAGAATCCTAGACTTGCAATGGTCTCTTAGTAGGTTAAAGCGTTTATAAAACAAGGTGAATTTTAAAGAAATATAAAGCTAATGTAAAGGTATTGTAAACGTTTGCAGAATTGTCAGATTTTGCACAACATATTTGAATGCCTAAGTGTGTTTTATATAATCAAAGGTCTACAGTTTTGATGTCTAATTTATAAGTTAAGAAAGATAGAACGCAAATAGCATAAATCACTATATAGTATAAGTAACAAAACGATAGGTAAACAAAAACTTACCAATTAATCGTTTTTGGTTTTAAGAAATAGCTTAATGTATCTATTGAATTTCATACATTAAGATTTAAATACTTTAAATAAAAAGAAATGGAGCGATTTAAATGTCAAAATTAGTACAAGCAATTTCAGATGCAGTTCAAGCAGGCCAAAACCAAGATTGGGCTAAATTAGGTACAAGCATTGTAGGTATCGTAGAAAACGGTGTTGGCATTTTAGGTAAATTATTCGGATTCTAAGTTTCCACATATAACATTTATTGAAAATATAAATAAACATTATAAAGGAGATAGTAATCATGGAAAAAATCGCAAACGCAGTAAAAAGTGCAATTGAAGCAGGTCAAAACCAAGACTGGACTAAATTAGGTACAAGTATCTTAGATATCGTTTCAAACGGTGTTACAGAATTAAGTAAAATCTTTGGTTTCTAAATTTAAAAATCAAACAATTTAAATATATAAAATTAAAAGAATGGAGCGATTTAAATGTCAAAATTAGTACAAGCAATTTCAGATGCAGTTCAAGCAGGCCAAAACCAAGATTGGGCTAAATTAGGTACAAGCATTGTAGGTATCGTAGAAAACGGTGTTGGCATTCTAGGTAAATTATTCGGATTCTAAGTTCGACTAACAACATTTTATTAATATAAATAAACAATACAAAGGAGATAAATATCATGGAAAAAATCGCAAACGCAGTTAAAAGTGCAATTGAAGCAGGTCAAAACCAAGACTGGACTAAATTAGGTACAAGTATCTTAGATATCGTTTCAAACGGTGTAACTGAATTAAGTAAAATCTTTGGTTTCTAATTTAACGTTTATTTTAAAACTTAGTTTAAATCATAAAAATTATAGAGAAATGGAGAGATAAATATGCAAAAATTAGCAGAAGCAATTGCAGCAGCAGTACAAGCAGGACAAGATAAAGACTGGGGTAAAATGGGTACAAGCATCGTAGGTATCGTAGAAAACGGAATCAGTGTTTTAGGTAAAATTTTCGGCTTCTAA